ATGGCTTACTTCGAAAAACGCGGGAGCGCCTGGCGCGCACAGATCCGCAGAAAAGGACATCCAACTCTTTCCGCTACCTTCGACACAAAGGCGGAGGCCCAGCGCTGGGCAGCCGAGATCGAGGGCGATATGTCGCGCTCTCGATTCGTCGACACCAGGGCGGCCATGCGAACCACGCTAGGCAAGGCCTTAGAGCAATACGAAAGGGAGATTTCTGAGCATAAGAAGGGGGCCAGCCAGGAAAGGGGTCGAATCAGGAGATGGCTGGCACATCCCCTGGCAGCTAAAGGGCTTGGAGAAATCACTCCGTCTGATCTTGCTGAGTATCGTGACTCTCGACTGAAGGATGGCGCCTCATCGTCTACCGTTCGTTTAGATCTGGCGATCATCAGCCACCTCTATACCATTGCGGCAAAGGAGTGGAGGCTTGAAGGCCTGACGAATCCCTGCAAGAACCTGCGTATGCCAAAGGGGAGCAGGGCGCGTGAGCGCAGGCCCACTACCATAGAACTACGCAAGATTTATGCTGAAGCAGCCAAACTTCACCCTGAACTCCCGGTGATTATCGAACTGGCAGCCGACACAGCCATGCGCAGATCTGAGCTTCTGCTGCTGCGCCGAGAACAGATTCGCGACAAGGTTGCGGTTCTGGAGGACACGAAGAATGGCGAACGCCGGTCGGTCCCCCTTTCCTCACGCGCTCGAGAACTTCTCAGGTCGCTTCCGGCGCGGATTGATGGCAAGGTGTTCAGCCTTGCACCGAACACCGTTAGCAACTACTTCCCCAAGGCTTGCGAGGCCGCGGGCGTGACTGGCCTTACCTTCCACGACCTCCGACATGAGGCCACGTCGCGCCTCTTTGAGCGGGGTTTCTCTATGATGGAGGTAGCGGCGATCACAGGGCACAAGACACTGGCCATGCTCAAACGCTACACCCACCTTTCGCCTCATGCCCTGGCCGACAAGCTGGGCTAGCCGACCTTGGCCAGCCTCGGAGGTTCTCGCCTCGGCCTTCCCACCTTCGGAGCCTTGTGTTCTCCAGCCTCGTAGTCGCGCAGAAACTTGCGCACGCTCTCTAGCCGCCAGCATACCCGTATGCCCTGCTTGAAGTATGGGGGTAACCAGTCGGGGCGCGCCTGGATAGCGCTGCGTATTGATGACTCTGTGCGCCCCAGCAGCTTGGCAAGCTCTGGGACATGGATGATTTCAGGTTCCATAGGCAATACCTCTTGCCGGGGATGGCATGATGGTAGGATTTAGACGCCCAGTCGGGTTAGCTCAGGGAGAGCTAGTGGCGCCCGGCTGGTTTATTGATCTTCCGGTTCTTGATCTACTGTCTCGCCGGCATAGAGCGGAGTGATCCAGCGACCGAACGCGGGATGTCCATCGAACTCGCTGGCGAGCCAAAGCTCAACATCCCCGCTCTCGAATTCGACGAGCCATGCGATTGGTTCCTTCTCTTCGCTCACTCCCCACCTCCCATAGACTTGCCGATCTCGGCGGCGGCGCGAACGATGGCGTAACGCGCAGCCGCGTATGGGTCATCTCCAAGCGGCCAGGTGACAGTCTCTAGGGATTCGCCTTGCCACCAAGAAACCTGTATTTCACGTTCAACCGAAATATCAAAGCGAAGCTTCACCGCCAGCCTCAGCGCGTCGCCATCGTCATCGCGCGGGTTCCAGTTAAATCGGCGGCCTTCATTCTTCCTACTGACCTGAAGGCCTTCTCCTTCGCCGAAGAACCAGTGCGAGCGTAAACCCGCCGCCCGCGCCGCCAGTTCGAGTAGTGTGCGGTCGTTCATTGCGTTGCTCCTTCCAGGGCTGCGTCGATTGCAGCGTCCAGGTCTTCCTGGTTGAGTACGATGTTCTCAGGTGTCATCCCGGCGAATACGCCGCCTTGTCTGATCGTTTCGAGGTCTCGCTCTCGCAGCCACCGGTAGCGCGCGGCGTCATTGCGCAGCGCCTCATAGTCTTCAGCGAAGAACGGCAGTAGTGTTTCGTGTCGCAGTGGAAGTCCATTGGCTGCATCGGAAGCGTTGTCTAGAACGTTCTCTGGGGCGTCCAGAGCGCCGAGCACTTGATATGCCTCGGCAGCGAACCTGCGCAGCACCTCGTTCTCGTCCCTCAGCCGGTCGCGCTCTTCCGCTCTACGCTTGGCGGCCTCGCGCCAATACCCACATCCGCCTGGATGCTCGGTGCATGCGGATAGTTCGTCGAGCAGCCTTTCGTTCTCCGCCTTGAGCCTGTCCCGCTCTTCCTCAGTACGCTGCGTCCGTCCCCTCCAAACTGCAACCACCGAATCGTTCTCGGCGATCTCGTTTAGCATGGATAGGATCAGCTCAGGCTCAATGCAATCGTAGAAATCGTGTAGCCTTCTACGCTCTTCTCCTTCGTCGGCGCAGCGAGACACGTCGCATGCCTCAGCCAGCCTCCGCAGCTCTGCGTGGTCGGTCATGCGTGCGTACCTCGAAGTCCAGTTGCTACCCAGTAGGGTGTGCCGTTGCATTCAACGAGGCCCTTGCGCTTTAGCCTATTCAAAGCCTTGCTGATGGTCGGCCTGTCTTCGCCGATGGCGTGACGCATAGCCCATGCAGTAGAGCCCTGAATTTTGCGGAGATGCTCGAGCACTCTGTCGTCGATAGGATGGTCAGCCATGCTTCACCTCGATTCCGGCTTGCTGGAGGGCTTCGGTCACTCGCTCAAGGCAGTCGTTGAAGCCGGCAGATCTTGGGTTCTCATCGTCTCCGGTCCAGTTCAACGGATCGCGACGCTCCGGCAGCTCCACCCTCAGAGCCGCGCGGCTGGCTTTCCAGGCTTGCCAGCATTCATCTGTGCATCTGGCTGCATAGTCGGTGACAACACCGTCGCGATGAATCGGCATACGGTGCTTGGTAGCCCACGCTTCAAACTCTTCTCTCATGTCAGGCACGGTCGTTCTCCTTAAGGCGCTTCCATCCTTCCTGATCATCTTCGCGGCCGCCCCATTCGATCTCTGGTTTGCGCCACCCGGTAATCAAACCATCGGCGCCGACTTTGAAGATGATGTAGTCCCCATAACCGTTCTCGGTCGGGCAAAGGAATTCATCCGGGACGTAATAGCCAGCCCACTGCGCTACGCGTTTTCGGCTGTCATCCAGTAGCCAGTACTGCCCGGCGTCGCAGACCTTGAAGTGAAAGTCAGCGACCATGCCGGCCGGCCAATCCATCACCGTGCCGTCTTCCAGGCGGATCACCGGGCACCAGAGGTCTCCACTGCGGAACGGAGTAAGGGTGCCATTCTCGTCTTCCACTCCATTGATCTTGGAGTCTTCCCAGTAGCGCACTTCGGCGCTTACTTCGATGTAGGTTGCTTGAATGTCAGGCACGGTCAGTCCCTCACTTCAATGCCGGCTGCGCGCAGCAGCTTCACCATCTCTGCGCGTTCCTTCTGTTGAGCCTCGACGTCAACGACGCCGCGACCATCGCAAACGTGGCACCAGCGACGCTCAAGGTCGTAACCTCGGCAGGCTGGGCATGGACGAAATTGAGACATGCGAATACCTTCCATACGGTTGGTCCTCCGGGGGTCGGATGCGTTGGTTTGGGGTGGCGGGCTAGTGGGCCAAAATCGTCCAGTTTTTGTGCTGAAACCCAGCAGGAATGCGGGTTTCAGCCTGGTCGATGGTGGTGGTTAAGGGGAAGAGCTAGGGATTGAGTAGGGATCTTAGTTCTGCCGCTGCCATCAGTGCCGTTGCGGTATCGCTGCTGTACAGGCGCTCCAGCAACTCCCGCTGAACCACCACATGGTCCGCGGGGACGGCTCTGGTGTTCCAGTCGGAGACAGCAATATCACGCTGCTCTTTTGTTGCCGGCACCACCACTGTTTCGCTGTCCGTGAAGGCGCACTCTAAAGCGTGATCGCCTACGATCCTATGCCAGTCGCGGTTGCTCTCTAGGTGCATCGAGCATCCGCAGAACGGGCACGGTTTTAGTTCAGACATTGTCGCTCTCCTTTCCCGTCTCGATCAGCGCCCGGCATACCGGGCAGTCCGGATCGCGTGCTTCGTGCCCCTCAAAGGCATCAGGGCACAGTCCGTTGTTCAGGTGCTGGACCTCTCCTAACGCGGCCTTTCGCAGGGTATCAAGCGCGGAAACGCTGACCGTCATACCGTTGAGGCGCGCCAGTTCGTCGAGGCAGGCGTTCCAGCCGCTATTACGATTCAGCCCTGGGACTCCGGCATTTAGGAGTTTTCGCTCCGGCACAACCACCACCCTTGCGCGCAGTGCTGCGACTTCCTCCCTTAGCGCCTGGGCCTCGGCGGCGAGGGCGTCGTAATCCTTCGCCATCACAATTTCAGGGCCGTGAGGTTCGTAGCTAATCTTGTTGCCCGCCTCGGAAAGCATCTTCACTACGGAAAAGCGGTGGACCTCACTCATGACCTACCTCCTTGCCGGGCGCGGCGCGGTCCAGGCGCTCGATCTCGGCCAGGATCAAGGCGCCGGCACGCACGTAGTTGGAGCGCGCGTCTCTCGGCTTCCACCACTTCGCCGAGAACGACCAGATAGCCGGAGCCTCGTCGTTAGCTCCGTTGAGGATGTACGCTGCTGCGGCGCGCGGAAGTTCGGCGGCGCAATAGAGGTCGTCGTGCTCCGGCGTCCATCCCTCGGCGGTGATCTGCCGGCGGCGCTCTGCCTGCACGTCGAGCCATGCCTGCGGCACTTCCTTGCCGGGCGCGGCGCGGTCCAGGCGCTCGATCTCGGCCAGGATCAAGGCGCCGGCACGCACGTAGTTGGAGCGCGCGTCTCTCGGCTTCCACCACTTCGCCGAGAACGACCAGATAGCCGGAGCCTCGTCGTTAGCTCCGTTGAGGATGTACGCTGCTGCGGCGCGCGGAAGTTCGGCGGCGCAATAGAGGTCGTCGTGCTCCGGCGTCCATCCCTCGGCGGTGATCTGCCGGCGGCGCTCTGCCTGCACGTCGAGCCATGCCTGCGGCACTTCCTTGCCGGGCGCGGCGGCGCACAGAGCGCGCAGTTCCTCGGCCCGCGCCTTCGCCTCCTTTTCACTGTTGAAAACGTCGCGGCACTCCATCATCTGCTGGCTGCCTAGCCGAACCGGGACTACTTGAAGATCAATAGTTACGCCGTACAGGATCATCACTCACCTCCCGGTGCCGGCGCGGCGGCGAGTATGGATTGGTAAAACCAACGCAGTTCTTGGTCATCGCCGACATAACCGCCGTTGTGTATCGCTTCGAGTACGTCTTCGGTCGGCTCTACCGGAACCAGCTTCCAGCCCTCCGGCACGCTGTGCTGAGCCTGGGTGGTTTGTGCAGCCAGTTCCACGGCAGTGTCACACCCTGGTTCAGTGGTGAAGACTGCATTCTGCGCAGCTTTCAGCCTCTCCATTGCGAGAGAAATGGACCGGTCATAAATTTCTTTGTTGTCTGACTTGTCGCGGTCGCTGCGCATCCTATCAATGTCGCGTTCTACATAACAAAGAAGCGAATTCAGCAATGACCTAAGTCCTGCGACTTCGGCCAGGGCGGCGTCATGTGCCTCGCACTTTTCCAGCATGTAGCGCAGCGAATCCAGCAGTTCGCCTTTGTCCGGGTTCATACCGATGTCGTGGCCGATGGCTTCCCACGCCTCCAGAACGGTGATCACCTCGGAGCGGAACCCGGAATACCAGAGCTTTACCGCTTCTTCCTTGTGCAGCGGGTAGCCGAGCCCGGCTGCTTCAAGCTCGTCCTCGGTTGGCCCCTCCGGCCGCTCCACCTCCGCTTTCTCGGCCTGCGCCGTGAGGGTTGCCGATTCAGCGATTACGCTAAGGACGCGCCCCTCTTTATCCTGGCGGGTTACCGATACGATGGCGCCGGATTCGTTCTTGGTGACAACAACCTCGCCAGAGGGTTGCGCCAGGGCGGCGCGGGCCTGCTCCGGGGTTACGAACCAGCCACTGCCGTCGCATTCGCGGCAGACTTCTCCGACATAACCGTCGCCTGAGCCGTCACATTCGGAACATGCGTAACCGGCTGCCGGATCGGTTTCATATCCGCAGGCGCAAAGGTCGCCGGGCATCAGATCGCCTTCGCCGCAATCAGGGCATTTGGTGGCACGGGGCTTTCCATCAACTGCACGTTCATCCCCGCCTGCCTGCTCTACCGCAGGATGTGCCGGGCACGGATGGACGAGGGAGCCGTCGCCAGAAGGGCAGCTGCATTCATTCGCTTTGTTCATGGGAGCTTTCTCCAGGCCTCGGTTTCGAGGTCAGAAACGGTTATCAGTCGGCGCCGGCGCTCGATGTTTTCGAGTTGCAGGACATCGCCCAGGCTGTCGATGACGACCCAGTGAATGCCGGTGGGAATGTGCAGGTAGCGTGCTGGCGCGGGGGAACAGAGGGCGTTTATGCGGCGGACTGCGGGGCTTTCGTCGAATGGCATGGCTCATCCTCCGGGTAGACCCGAACGCCATCGGCGCCCTGGGACTGGTTGATCGCCATCTGCTTAACCGCTCTCGCGATGAGCAGAATGTCGTCCGGTGTCATGAGCTGGCTTTCTTCAGGCCAGCCGGTGACCGTCACACCGCAAGGGCGGTGATTCGCTGTTAGCTGGTGCATGGGGTTATTCCTGTTTGGTCAGGGATGGCAGACTTCGACGACGCGGTGATAGTCGCCACGGAAGGGCATGGCTTTGTAACCCTGATTCATGGGGTAGATTCCCCAGGACTGGCGAGAGCAGGCAGCCATCATCGCCGCGTACTTGATGACCTCGATGACATCTTTTTTGATGTACATGGCATGACCCTCACGCACCCATCGCTGATTTGATCTGCGCTGAGTGGCTGCGGCTGACGGGTATCCAGTTCTCGGTTCCGAGCAGTAGTACCTCGCCGGCTTGGCTGTCATCAGGTCGGGTTTTGAACATGCTGATCAGCGAGCGTCGGACCAAGGCCTTCCGGTGGGCGCGGATGAACTCGTCGGCGAACTCGGTCTCCAGGGCCTTAAGCGTTTCGTTCAAGACAAGTACGCCATCCGGGTAGTACGCGATGATGTACTTGTCTTCGGCGACGAAGTGGGTGATCTGCGAGACGGAGATTTCCTTGGAGTGCTTGCCGCATGTGGCTTTGAGCACGGTTCTCATGCTGCCATCCTCCCGCGCATATCGGCTTCCAGTTCGGCCAACTCTTCCAGGAACGCTTTAACCTCGGACTCCATCTCGCGAATGCGTTCCTCGTCGCGGTGGTAGCGGAAGCACACGTACTGCAATTCATCAGGCAGACGGTCGTCGAAGCTCACGAAGTCGACCCACTCGCGGCCGCTGCATGACATTTGGGCGAGCATCTGCCACTCGTACTGTGGGTCGTGCTTGCCCGACTGCATCGTGTAGATGTGGGTTGCGGTAGACGGGCATTTAATCTCGACGAGCCCATGCTCCCCCGCGAGGCCATCTGGCGACGCGCCAAATCCATCGATTCGCGGATGGATTATCAGGCCTGTTTCGATTGTCATTACGCCTGCATTGAACTCGTAGGCCGAGCGAGCAATCGGCTCCAGGTCGGTACCACGCTGCATTGCGGCGCTGGTGAATCCTTCCTCGCGCTTGCCGGTCAGGCGCTCGCACAGGAGCTGCATCATGTAGTTCTGGCGGGTAGCAGAAGGGGCGCCACTGCGCCCCTTTGCCATCACATCCTTGACCTTGCTGGCCGTCACCCGCCCCAGGCGCTGTGCGAACCATTCATCGCTACGCTGCTCGATCATCGCCGGTCTCCTCGAATTCAACGTCGATAGGGGCGTCCAGCAGTTCTTTCTTCCGCTGGTCCTTGGCCGCCGTAAGCTGGTCGCGCGCGCCCTTTGTCTTGTAGGCTTTCCAGGCATTGCTGAATGCTGACTGCAAGTCTTCCATTGTTGGGGAGTCCTTGATGAGGCAGACCGCCTCGCTGACGTCCTCGTACTGTTCTGCGGGAGTGACGTCTCGTTCAACGATCCGCTCGGCCTCGTCCTGGTCGTATATGCCGGCGAACCCGAACGCGAGGCGTGCGCACTGAATCATTGCCTTGTGGCGAAGCATCCGGCGCGGATGGGACTGCCAAGGCTGGGTGTTCCGCTTGCACTCGGCCATGTACTCAGTCGCGCTGATGGCATGGCTGCGGTCCTTCCGATAGATCTTGCAGGTGCATTCGGTTCCCTGCTGGTCCATTGAGAATTCCATGCCATCGAACTGTGGGTTCTCGTTGATGATCCGAGCCCAGCCATCCACACCAACAACCGGCACGATGCCGTTGTTCTTGTCGGGGAATGCGTACAACTCCTTGGTGAAGGGGTTCAGCTTGTACTGGTCGGCGACGATCAGCAGAGCGACCATCTGTGCGTCGCTTACCTGGCCCTTGAAACAGGTCTGCTTGAGGGTGTTTGCGACTTCTTCCGGAGTAGCGCCCATCTCGTAACGCTGCGCGAACTTATTCAGCAGCGGCGTCAATGCTGTGCTCATACGAACCTCAGTAGTTGATTGTGATGTGAGGAACCTTGCGCTGAGCGATCAGTGTGATCGCCTGCTTGGCACATTCCTCGGGCATGCCGCCGGCGATCAGGGCCGCCAGGGCTTCGTTGTTGATGGCTTTCTTATGGGCCTTATCGGCTTCTCGGGCTGCTGCCTCGCGCTCGATCCTGGCTTGCTCGTCTGCCTGCCGTTGGCGCTCTGCGGCAGCGGCTTCTTCGGCGCGCCGCTGTGCATCACGCTCAGCCTGCTCGGCGCGTTGCTGTGCTTCCAACTTCTCGCGCTCCGCCTTCTCGGCAGCGAGTCGCAGTTCCAGTTCCCGGCGCTCGGCGGCAGCCTTTGCCTCGGTTTCGCGGCGAGCGGCGGCTTCGCGTTCTTCCTGGGCGCGTCGTTCCGCTGCAAGGCGCTCGGCCTCGGCTGCTTCGCGGGCAATGCGTTCCTCGCGCTCTTTCTGCTCGCGAGCAGCAGCTTCGGCGCGCAGTCGCTCCAGTTCGGCCTGCTCGGCTTCATACTTCTCGCGTGCAACGAGGGCTTCGCGCAGCGCGACCAGGGCCTTGTCCTTGGTACGGGCGGCCTCGGTTTCGAACTCTTCCCAGTCCTCGCCAATCAAGAGGCCTTCCAGCCACTCAATGTTGGCTTTCAACTCGGTCGAATCTAGGTCGCGGCATTCCAGGCGCAGGTTGATCTGATCGATGCCGGCCTGGTGCTTGGCCTTGCGCATTTCCTCGCGCTGCTCCCACTCAGTTAGGGGCTGGCGTACCTCTGCCTGCCAGGAGTCCAGCAGGTCACGCATGCGCTTGCGCTCGGCATCGACCTTCTTCGGCACTTCCTTCAGGTCGGCGACCAGTTCCTTTCCTACGTTGTCCAGCGCCGTCTTCGAGCGGGCGACCTTGTAGGCGATGGAGGCGATGGCCTCTCTGCCCTTGCGGGTAGTGACGTCTGGCACGAAGCCGTCGATCTCTTCGCGAATCTTGGCCAGGAACGGGTCAAGGCCATTGACGGCCGAGTAGACTTGGAGGGCGGTTTCTTTGGCCGGCACTTCGACCAGTTGGGTTTCTGCGGACATGAGTGATCCTCGCCGCGCATGCGCAGCCAGTGAAGGAGGGGTTAGGCGATCTGCTCGAATATATCGAGCTGCGCAGAAGCGCATTGCTGCTCGCCGGACGGAAGTGGCTTTGCGGGTACTTGCTGGATTGTTGGCTTAGGCTCCGCCGAAACCTCTTCGGCCTCGATGCCAAACTCACAGATCACTATCTCGCAGACTGGACTCACGCCTTTCCAGTCATTCAGATACATGCTGGTATCAATGCCGCAGTTCATTCCCATGACGATCCCCGTCTGATCCATGAACCTGCGGCATTCCTTGTCGATCTGCTGCTCGAAGTGTTGCTTACCTGAATAGCGGAAGGGGGCCGACATCTGGGGGATAATAAAAGCGCCCCAGGAGGCTAGCCGGCTGGCCAGCTCGATCACCTTGTATTCGAACTTCCCGCCGGAGTAGGCGCCATCAAAATCGGCACCGGTATTTATCTGCCCGAATGGCGGGTTGGAGATAGCCCAGTCGAAGGTTCCGATATTCCCGATGCCGAACACATCACCGACAATCCATTCAGCGTCAGGAACGACGCGCTTTCCGACCTCTGCGTACTCAGTATTCTGCTCAACGCAGACGATTCGCTTGGCTCCATCAGAGCAGGCGAACGACAGACGCCCGATCCCGGCGCACAGGTCAATGATTGTTCCTCCGTTCACTTCGATAGCGAAGTCTCGGGCAAGTCCTTCGGGGGTGAAGAAAGCGCCTGCCAATCCGTTCATGTTGGTGGCTCCCTCGTGGAAGTTATCCAAGATGAACAGCCGGTCATCGAGTGATAGGTGCTTATCGCTATGGGCCAAGTCCAGCGCCTGCTTGTGACGCTTGGCCTGGTCCTTTGTGATCTTGGCCATATCGTTCTCCAGGTAGAAGGTGAAAGGCGCTTACGGCGCCACTCGGCAGCGTCACCTCTGCGGGATGAATAGCGTTGCGCTAGAAGCCGCTGCTGCGGGTGTTTTATTCATGCCGCCCACCGCCCGCTGGGGAAGCCGCAGTTATCCGGATTACCGGCCTGCTGCGGACAGGTGCGTAGCTTCTGCGGTGATGATGCCTCCCCAGATCGGGCCGGCTGCCAGGATGAAGAGGTACAGCAGGCCGCCGAAAAGGCTGCCTAGCCAGATTGCTGTGCGGCGGGTGTTCATGCTGCCTCCATGTAAGCGGCTATGAACTGCGTCGCCGCTTCAGCATTGATGGCGTTTCCGTAGGCGCGCAGTCGTCCCACTCGGGAGGGAGCCCCATGAGCCAGCGGGAATGCGCCGGGTTCAACTGGCCGCCACTTGCCATCCCGGCAGAGGAGCCAGTCAGCATCTGCCCACAGGCCGTTAACCGGGCCGGGGCTGCAATCGCTGCGAAGTCCTGCAGACGTTGCTGCACCTTCGAGCCGTCCTTGCGGGTCATCGACAAAGCCGATTCCGGATTGCCCGTCCGATCGTTCTGGCATGATGGTGTTGGCCATCCGCTCAGCACCGCCGCATGGTTCAGCGTGATGTTCGGTGTTGTGAATCCCTGCGAGGGCCTCCTGTTCGAGTCGCAGGCTGTTGGACTTGGCCATCCCGCCAATTGCGCCAGGTCGTTCAGGTTCGCCATCCCGTGACCCTGGGCTTTCTTCGCCGCGATATATTCCGGAGAGTGAGCCGGGAAATAATCTCGGGCGCATGGCGTTGGCCACCCAATACGTGCGGTCACGGATGTGCGGGGCACCGATGCCCGCAGACGGAAACGCGATAGCCCCGAAGGCATATTCCATGGCTTCCAGGTCAGCTTGTACAAGGTCGAGCCAAGGCTCCGCGTCCTTGCTTGCAACCTGCTCACCAAGGACTTCTCCAGGGCGGCGCTGGCGGATGAGCCAGGCAAAATGTGGCCAGAGATGACGCGGGTCATCAAGCCCAGCTCCTTCGCCTGCCGAGGAGAAAGGTTGGCAAGGACAGGAACCGGTCCAAACAGGTCGATCATCTGGCCAGCCGGCGCGGCGAAGGGCGAGCGACCAGACGCCGATTCCCGCGAAGAAGTGGCATTGTGTGTAGTGCTTGAGGTCATCTGGGTGAACATCCTCGATCGATCGTTCGTCGACGTCGCCAGGCGCTATGTGGCCGGCGGCGATCAGGTTTCGAAGCCACTGAGCGGCATATGGGTCGATTTCGTTGTAGTAGGCGGTCGTCGTCAGCTTCATAGCCCCGCCACCTCAACAAACGCCACTGCGAAGGCCAGGATGCTGCCCAAGAAAAAGGCCGCGAAGAACGTTGTCTTGGCGGCCTTGGTCAGGTCGATGGTGATGGTCATGTGGATGACTCCTGGCGGCGATAGCCGGCGTCGTAGAGTGCTTTGGCTTGCTTGACGGTTAGCGTCTCTTCTGCGAAGCACATTTCTTCAATCGCCTTCTCCCGCTCCTCGGCGGCGATCTGCTCGGGAGTGCGGATGCGCCTGAAGTTTGCCGGGTTTCCGACGATGAATGAGTCGCCGTCCTCGGGCTGTAACCACGCATCGCCATTGGCGTAGGCCAGCACGGTTACGCGCCTCCACTCGTGATCCAAGCCGGCTTTCCATTCCACCAGCAGGCCGGTTGGCGGCAGGCCATGGCCGTCCCAGGCCTCTTGCGGTCTAGCCTCGAATGTCGCCTCACGATCTGCGGACACATCGCAGGTCAAAATCCCGTTTATCCATTTGTGTCCTGATTCGCTCCAATAAAACCAGTCAGTCCCTTCTTTCTTCATCCATCCTTCATAGAAATCAGGTCCTGTTGGCTCCCAATGAGTCGCACCCTCCGGTGCCGTGTTCCAGTCAATGCTCATCAGTTTTCGCGGGAAACCCCGTACTTCTAGTGCGGGGTAGGGATAGCACGGCGCTCGCAGAGCGCCCCTGTTCCCGCCTCCTCCGTTTCGTCGTGACTACCTTTACATTAACGATGGTAAAATGTGACGCATGGCTAACCGTGCGTACAAATACCGTTTCTATCCGACTTCTGAGCAGGCGCAATTGCTAGCTCAGACGTTCGGCTGTACGCGCTTCGTCTACAACTATGTCCTACGCTGGCGAACCGATGCGTTCTTCCAGCGGCAGGAGAAGGTCGGGTATCTGGAGGCCAACGCGGCACTCACCAGGCTCAAGCGCTCCGGCGAGTTTCCGTGGCTGAACGAGGTCTCCTGCGTCCCCTTGCAGCAGTGCCTTCGCCACCAGCAGTCCGCCTTCAAAAACTTCTTTTCAGGCCGCACGAAGTACCCTGCGTACAAAAGCAAGAAGCATCGGCAGTCCGCTGAGTTCACCCGGTCGGCGTTCAGCTACCGGGACGGCAAGCTGTACCTGGCCAAGTCCAGGACTCCTCTTGATATACGCTGGAGCAGACCGCTTCCGAGCGAGCCTTCCACCGTCACCGTTTCGAGGGACTCCGCAGGCCGCTACTATGTGTCTTGCCTCTGCGAGTTCGAGTTCGAGGCTCTGCCCGTCACGCCGAAGATGATCGGTATCGACCTGGGCCTGAAAGACCTGTTCGTCACCAGCGATGGCGAACGGATCGGCAATCCCCGCCATACCGCGAAATACGCAGCTCGCCTAGCTAAGGCGCAGCGTAGGCTTAGCAAGAAGAAGCTCGGCTCGAAGAACCGCTCCAAGGCCCGGCTGAAAGTGGCCCGTATTCACGCAAAAATCTCCGACTGCCGCATGGACCGCTTGCACAAGCTGTCCCGCAGACTGATTAACGAGAACCAAGTGGTCTGCGTCGAATCCCTAGCCGTAAAGAACATGATCCGCAATCCGAGACTGAGTAAATCCATTGCCGATGTCGGCTGGGGAGAGTTTGCGCGACAATTGGAGTACAAAGGTGAATGGGCTGGCCGACAGGTCGTCGCCATCGACCGCTGGTATCCCAGTTCGAAGCGCTGTTCCTGCTGCGGCCATACCCTTGTGCGCTTACCCTTGGATATCCGTAGCTGGACATGCCAGGAATGCGGCACCGAACATGACCGCGACGTGAACGCAGCGATCAACATTAGAGCCGCCGGGCTGGCGGTGTTAGCCCTTGGAGAGAATGTAAGCGGCATCGGTCAAGTACCGCTGTCCAGTTCTCTGTGAATTGGGAATCCCCTTCCTTCAGGGAGGGGAGCAGTCAAACTCGTCTCTCCCTAACCATTCGTTCAGCGTTCTCGATCAGCGTTGCTTCGAATGCGCGGAACCAGATGCGTTGGGCCAGTTCCAGGTCGCCTCGGCGGACGGCTAGGAGTAGCTGAGTCATCGGGCACTCTTTGCTGTCGACCTCTGCAAGCCACTCCGGGACGAATCCGGCGAATCCGTAGACCGTAAACTCAGGGCCGATAAAGGGCCTTTCTTTCCGATCATGGAACGGCACGCAATCACCGTCCTCGCAGTTCAGAAGCTTGCCGACTTGCTCAGTGACATACTCGCGGTCGCCGTCATCGTCATCGTCAGGCAGTCTCGCGTCATACGCTTCTTGCAACTTGCGGATGGCGTTCATGACTTCTCTCTCCGGTAGAAGCCGAGGCGATTCAGTGCAGCCTCAAGGTCAAAGTCGTCGGCGGTCTTGTCCGCCTCGCCAAGTAGCATCACGACGAACTTTTTCCCGCGATTTGGCTTGAATCCGAACGAGTAACGCTGGCCGTTATCACGGTCCCAGCAGACTTTTGTGAAACTTCCGACGAAGGTTGCGTCCCCGTCGTTCAGGTACATTTCGTTCATATCTCTGACCTCTAGGTCGCGTGCATGCGGCAGCGTTCCGAATCGCTGTCGTCATACAGGCGAAAAAATGCCCGGACTTGCCGGGCTAATGAGGGGTAGGGTGGGGATGGCCGGGTTACGGCTGCTTCTTTACCCGTGCTGTCGAGCATCCATTTCTGGTCTGGCCGAACACGCCGTAGCGCATCCCCATTGAAGGGTGGCGTCCTTGCCGGGGAAGTCAGGCGCTGCTCTTCTCTCGCACAACAATCTCGTGTGTCGCCCGGCAGTCCCGACAGATAGCAGCGATGTCGCCGCAGTAGTCGAGCTTGCAATTCGTACCGAGCATCATCTCGTCAGCAGGGATGTGGTAGCCCCACGAGTCGTTGCCGTTCTTATCTGGCCACTCGTAGTTCAGGTTCGCGTCGTAGAAGCATTTCCCCCCGCAGACGTCGCACGAGTAGTAGTCACCAGCTGCCATATCTTGCCTCCAGTGTGTATGCGCCATGGCGCGGTTAGGCGGTGGCTTTCTGAATCGCCCCAGTCATCAGTCGGTGGATTGCGTCGTAATCTTTCACAGACTCAGGAGAAAGGAACCCGGATCCGACTGGATCGGTTACGTCCCACAAGCGACCGTATAAGCGAGAGAAGGCTTGGCAGGCCGCCAGAAGATCGGGACTTGCCGCTATCAGGCGGGCGTTGGCATTTGCAGTTTCGATCTGATCCGGCTCGCAGATGCTATGCGCGATCATTGCCGTCATCAGGCCGCCCTGAGTGCCAACTGTGTAGCAGCCATTAGGGCCTGGAGTTCCAACCTTCCAAGGCCCTGGAGTGTGTTTATTTGCCATTCGCATCACTCCTTGAACCGATTAAGGCCATAGATAGCGAAGAACTTTGCGATGCTCATTTTCGCCATCCCATTGCATGCCTTATCCCGGTATTCGATGAAGTTGAAGTACAAGATTCCCAGCTCATGGGGTGATAGCTTGCTCATTCTGTTCTCCTGCCTGTCAGGCGTCTTGCGGTTAAATAGGGCGACGCTTCAAACGGATCGGCAAAAACATCGTCAGAAGCAGAATTCCCCACATTGCAGCGAAATCAAAAAGGGTTGGCATGGATTCCTCTCTTGCCTGAGACTGGATTACTGAAGAATGAGAATCTTGCGGACGGGCCGGACACGGAATATGTCTGGCTTGGCGACGCCGTCCGTGCTGCCGACGTCGAAGGCCGTGATGAAGGCGCAGCTTGTGGAGTACTGCGAACTCGACCAGTACCAGCGATCCGCAAAACCTGACAACTCGCCTGCTTGCTTTGCTGAGAGCAGAAGAGCTAGTTCCAGAACAGAGGGGATGAATACACCTTCTCCGATCTCCAGAGCTTGCTTGGCAATTGGGCTGCCAGCTTCTGCCATGGCGACCGTGTTCGAAGCTCCGTCTCGGTAGCTGACGGCGCCATCCACGCTCTGGCCATACTCGCCCCATTCTCCAGTGAACTCGGCGCTTTTGCCGAGATCGACGTAGGCGTATTCCTTGCCATTGACCCAGTGGCGGGCAAAGAAGGTTCCGTCAGCAAGGGGCTGGCCGATTTCTGGAATGTCAATCCAGTGAATGGAATCGGGTATGGCGTTGCTCATGGTTGGTTTCCTTGTCGGGTTGTGCGTGGTGGCTGTATGGGGGAGTGGTCTGGCCGGTGCTGATCTCCGGCATTGGTCGGCTCAGTACTGAGGCATACAGGTGCCGATTCCATGAGCATGCGCATCAGCCTGCGCATTCAGACCACTCTCCGATACAGCCTGGCGATGGGGAGTCAGGTGGATCGGGCCTGCTTTGGGGAACCCGGCAGGCGCGGGCGGCTCACTCTTCGAATTCGACGAACTCACCCTCAGCGCTCAACTGATACCAAGTGTCCGGCTTTACGCCGTTCTCCCCGACCTTGCTGGCGCGGATATGGATTAGGCGCCCCTCGTCGTCACGATGACATAGGACGATGGCGCTACCAGCAGATGCGCGAGCGCGGCCTTCGATGCCCAGGGATGCGGCGACGGACTCCTTGCCGCTGACCTCGGCTGCCGAGCGGTAGCCGGTGTTCGACGCTGCCGATTGGTAGCCGGTGTTCGACGCTGCCGA